ATCACCGGCTCCGGCTCCGCCAGCTGATTGTGTTTGCGCTTCTTCGGCGGCAGCTTTTTCTACGTCTGGATTAATAATGTCGCTTGTATCTAGTGAAAGGTTTCCGGCCTGCTCGCGCAGAATTTCAAGCTGCTGATTGAATGGCAGGCCAGCTAACGCCTCTTTCATCTTAGTTGCGGTCGCGGGGCCGTCCTCGCCGCCAAGTTCAAGGACTGCAGCTTCTACCTCGTTGGTTAGTTGGCCAACGGCTGTAGCGATCTGGGCTTCGTTGTCTTGAATAGACTGTTCTGAGTCAATTAAGTTGTTCTTCAGGTTGAGCTCATTTTTAAATGCGGCGGCTCCTGGCTGGTTCCATACTTGGTTGTATTGATTACCGAGGAGTGCTGCGACTTCTGCTGGTGTGGAGAACGCTACCTTTGCATTAGGGTCTTTACTTCTACCTTCAGTGGCGAATTTATTTCCTTCCTCACCTTCATAACTGCCACTCATTGTGAGCGTACCCTGTGGGCCGACCTGAAATTGCTTCCACGAAAAACCAGGATTTTGCTTTGTAGCTAAGTCTTCGTTACCAAGGAGCACAGCTAGCTGATTAAGCTTAGGGTCAATTTTCCCCGTCTTACGCTGTTCTGTAAGGAGTGTGGACAGTTTTTCTACGTCAATCTGTTCGCCTGCTCGTTTGGAAACGCCCAAGTCACGAGAAAGGTTAGCAATCTGACTTACCTTTTCACCCGCTAGCTGCCGCTGTTCCTCGTTCTCAAGCAAATCGAGCTGACGGTTCTTGTACTGACGGTTGGCCGCGTCTCGGTTGTAACTTGCGTTTGCGCCTGCACCGCCAAAAAAACTTGATAAGGACATAAATTAATCTCGGATAATGTGCTGTTACAGGAAGATCATCGCCGCAGCGCCGAGCGAGCCCAGCATCCCGTAGGTTTGCGCTTTGCTTGAAGCCTTTGCGTTCTTATAGGAGTTTTCACGTTGCGCAGCGGCACCTGCGGCATTTTGCAGAGAACCCAAAGACGCGCGGTTTACGCCTTGCCCGATATTTATCAAGTCAGCCATCAGGGCTCTGTTAGCGTCTTTCTGAGCAACACGAGCGTCTGCCACGCCTTGGATTCCGCTAAGGGTAGTGCCCCTAGCTAAAGAGCGCCTTTGTTGCTCCATTTGCGCTGGCGTGAGCGCAGCACCGTAACGCGCCGCGTTTCTGTCGATAACGCCTTGCGTTAATTGGTTCGCGTTGTCTCGATCTTCTTTAGCCTGATCAATCAGGCTTGTATCGGTCTTCGCTTTTTCTACAAGCTCAAGTTCAATCGGCCGTACGTCGCGCAGGTAGTTGGCGTACTCAGCTTGCGTAATATTCGCTAGAGTTTGCTCAGGGTCTACCTCTCCACCTTTATACGCGGTCAGCGACGAGCCTTGGGGGTTGCCGCTGTATTGTGCGAACTGCAGAATGTCTTCGAAGGCCACTAGGTAACCCCTTGCGCTTTGTTGTAAGCGTTTCGGAAGTTATCCCAGGCGTTTGGTTCATCCTCATTACCCGAACCGAACTTCTTGTCGGCTGCTGCGCCAGCGATCTTCAATCCGGCATCCAATCGAGCCTGTCGCATCAATTCGTTATTCTTCGCTCTAGTCAAAGCGCGGCTGGTACCGATATTAGTGAGGGTGGATAAAGCTGATCCTGAATCTGCACTTTGACCCTGCGCTACGCCGATAGCCGCCGCGCCTCTTGTGTTCTGAATCTGTAGCGCACCAGCACCTGCTTTACCTAGCTGCCCTTGGTACGCGCCGGATAAGTCCGCTGCCACTTGACCGGCGTTTTGTGTCTGGCGGAAATTCGGCTTAGCGGTCAGCCCCTGCATTACATCCGCATTGCCACGGCGTCGTGCGATATTTTTGATATCGTCGGTCAGGGAGTCTTTTAGTTCGGCAACGTTCAGAGGCTGGTAGGTTTGATTAAAAAACTCAGCTTTCTGCGCACCAACGCGGGCTTCAGTTTTCTCGGCCTCTGATGCTTTGTAGTCTGATTGCTTTGGTTTGCTACCCATTACAGTTCTCTCGTGTAAATTACTGTGTCTTTCTTCCAACCTTCAGCTAAAAAGTAATCCTCTAAAGCTGGTATAGGCGTTCGGGTTTCGATGTTCTTGAAACCGTTTTCTCTGGCTAGCTCCGCAAAAAAGGGGAGGTACTTAATCGCGCAACTTTGTCCGCGATTCTTGGCCCATGCCAACCAGAGTAAAAATGTCTTTGCTCCCGTAAACTCGTCTACCTCTGCAGTAGTAATTACAAAACCCTCTGGTGCTACCCAAAGGTGGGCTTCTCCGTTTAGACAAGCCGCATATACATCTTCTGGTCTAAACGTAAGCTGAGCCTGCTCAGCTAAAACTTCTTCAATCCCACACTTCACCCAGTCCCACTCTTCACGGATCTGTGCAAAAGCTGGTTTATCCTCCGCTACCGTAACGTCGGCGTCTTGTGCGCAAAGCACCCGAACTTCCGCCATATCGAACTCTCCTAGCTATGCCGGTATCTGCCCCACGAGCTTGTAGCTCAGCGCGCTTTACACCGTCATTAAATAAAGATCCGTACAAGCCTGCGCCGGTCAGATCCGTCCAATCTTTGTTTGGTATCCGCAGCAATCGGAATAGGGCTCCGTTAACAATCGTGTCCCTATGGCGATCCATTACGTCGTTGTCGCAAGCAGTGCTTGTATGAGTCGGCCTCAGCACTGCGCGCACAATCGTGCTAGATACAGACGTCGTTGTAGGTACGGGAGCTAGCCAGAACGTCTGGGTGCTTTGCTGCACAAAGTATTCGGGTACACCGTTGCCTTCTCGCCACTTTGGTATCCGTTGCTCTAAAAGCGTGCTGGATAACGGTTCTATGTCTTTACCTTCATGCGTGACCCAGAGGATCTTTTGAACCGAAGTACCGCTTGGCGGTTCTAGGTCATACTCGTATATCCCACCGACAGTGGTCACTGGATCAAGCTCGGCCTGATACACCTCTGACAGTTCGCACAGCTCGATAACGGCAGCGCGAATACTGTTCTCTACCATAGTGTCGGAGCATCCAGACACCATCGGTAGGATTTCAGGAAGAAGCGTTTCGTATGAAATCGCCATGCCTTACGCTCCCATAGCCGTTCTGCGTTCAGTATTCGGGTTTGTGAGTGCGTCGATCGCACCCTTACCAGTAACTTGCCCTTGGAATATCTGATAATGCGAACCAGCCCGCTGGGCATTACCTGCGTATTCGGCATCTTTCATGAACGCCATGTAGAGCACATAGTTCATGACGGCGTTTGCGAAGATGTCAGGGATATCTAGATTCCCATTCAGCGCGACCGTACTTGGGTTATCTGAGTAAATGATTTCTAAGAACGCGCTGCCAGCAACGCCAGGGTAGACGTAGAAGTTTCGAGGGTTCGATTCTTCATAGACGTAGTGCTTCACGATATTAGTGTGCGCAGCGACGCCTGATACAGAAGGGTCATGCCAGTCGGGGGTCTGACCGTTTAATACTTCAGCATCTACGAGCCTTACAGAACGCTTACCCGTTCCATTAGATGCAGCAGACATGTTGCGGACAACTTTGAGCAGCCTGTTGCCACCAGCCGGAATCGACTGCTTGGTACCCGCCGCGAGTGTGATTGTTTCATTCTTAGCCGACGCATCTGGCTTCAACAAAGCGATCTCGCGTTGGGCATCGTTCACCCACAGTACAAGCTCATCGACTACCGGCCACCGCACGCCAGTAGTGTCCTGCAGTACTGCTTGTACTCGGTCAATAACGCTTTGAACCGTTACCGTCATCGTCTTCGCCTATGAGTTAAGGATTGATTCCCAAGCCGCTTCTCGGTCATCCGTGTTAACGGTCCTTCCGACAGCTTTGTTTACAGCCGCTGCCTTCGGGTAGCCGTCCGTCTTAAAGTTGTCTGGGTCACCTTCATCCATCATCTTTTCAAGGACGGTTACTAGCTCTGAGTCCAGCTGCACGATCTCCTCGACAGATGTTTCTTCGACAACCGAGACATCAATTTCTTCCTCAACAACAGAAGAACCCTTGAGTTCTTTTGCTCCCTGTTGGATCGCTAAAAGACCAATCTCCTCAGATATTTCCCGAGGTACGCCTGGTTCGAACAAGACGGCGGTTCCGCCCAGTGTTGTAATGCGTAAGTCCTCGCTGCTAACAATCTTCATGATTTATTGCCTACTTAGTTTTGGTCGTGTACTTCTTGCCGTTCCAAGTGAATGTCTTCTTGCCTGTTTTCTTCGCCGTAGCGAAAGCTGAGCGGAAGCTGCCTGCAGCCTGTGACTTCTTCTTGAATACTTTGTACTCGCCTGCTTTGGTCTTTACCCCACCGGTCTTGTCGCGTTGCATACTAAGAGCACGGGCGCGTGGGTTAGGGTTTGTATTCCGTGGGGCGGCATCGAAATCCATATTGGTTTTGGAATCGACGGAGGTGCGGGCGCGCCCTGTTCTTGGATTTTTAGGTGGAACCGGCCTTTTAGCTGCAGCAGGCTTACTAGAAAGGCTTCGCTTCTTATCTTGCCCAAGTGTCGCAGGTGCCTTCTTCTTAGCGGGAGCTGCTTTTCTGGCTGCGGCTTTCTTCGCGGCCTCAGCTTTTTTCGCTTTCATTTTCGCGTCCATTCGAGCCATCTGCCCGCGCAAGCGATCGCGGCGGGTGGACGTAGCTGTTGTTCTTGCCTTGGCGTAAGGTCTTTTTTTCATTTGGGCACTCCAAAAAAAGAAAGCCCCCTCCGAAGAGGGGGCTATCAGCTCTACTGAGCGGTATCGAGGCAGATGACACCGAAGTCCTGTACAGAGCCACTAATGTCGCTGTTGTACTTAGGCTTGCGGAGGCCAAAGATCTTGCCTACGGAGATACCTGACTGGTTGCCGTAGTCGAAGGTGTCTTCGACCATCTCAGGCAGACCGATATCAGCCAATGCGAGAGCTTGAGCACCGCAGAACAATGCGCGAGCACCGTCTACGTTAGCGCCAGCGCCCCACTTGTACCCTGCAGCACCAGCGTTTCCAGAAGCACCAGAAGCTGCGCCAGTAGTGTTAAACACATGACGGAACTCATGGATCATCACGCCGTCTACCATCAGGCTTGAAGAACCCGCGAACAGGCTGTTCGCAGTTCCTCGGACACCGGCATTACGCACGTTGGCCAAGAAATCGCTATCAAGCTTGAGGTCAGCCATTTGCTGCGGAGTAACAAACATGTGGAAGGTTTCTTGGTTACCAGCACCTCGAATACCTCGGATGTAGTTATCCTTGGCGTACGCTTTCAGGTTCACAATATCGCGATAGGCGATTTTGTCGGTCGCAGCAACAGCAGTGGTATCACCAGCTGCTAGCGTTGATGTACCACCTGACACATCTACCCGCAGGTGACGCTTGTTAGTCGGGGCAGAAACATCTGACGCGAACTCCAGATCTACCAACTCGTGGCCAGCAGAAGAAGAAGTAGCACGCAGAGCGCCATTGTTTTTGTGAGTGTAAGCAACACCTGACAGAGTCAAGAATGCCAACTGGTCACAGCGGTCCGCAATTGCATAGGCAAGTGCGTCGCGAGACTGCTCACGGAAGTTCACTACCGTCTTCTGGTCCGTCATACGGCCAGCGATCCGGTTAGCAAAACGCAGCTGATCCAGCTCGATGCTGATGTCGAACGCGCGCAGTGCTTCTTCGTTCCCTTCAAGCGTGTTATCGCCCGTAATACCGTCACCGGTCATGTCGGCAAGCAACGTAATGTTTGCTTTCGTGCCTTTTTGGTTCTTGGTCAGTTCAGTGACTCGCTGAACCATCGCGTTAGAGCCAGTACCAGCGAACTGGTTAATGAAAGATTGGTTGCGTGCTACTTTCCAGAAATCACGCGACCACATCTGCAGTTGGTCGCCCGTAAGCGTACCGAAGTTCGTTAAAGCCATGATGGCCTCCATAAAATTGTCGTATTAATAGCGCAGCTAATAAAGCTGCTCGTTTAGCCGACTTACTGGAGCGGCTAATCCGTGTTCCCGTGTCGTGGGACGACGAACTAGCGCGTTTTAACGAGAGCGACCTCGGCAGGTTTAACGCCTTGTGCAGGCGATGGTTACGTTTTTTACGGCTACGGGCCGATCAGATATCGCTCTGATGGACGAATATACATCGAATATTAGCGATACTAATATATGTATGCAACACCTAAATCAGCTGCGTCGGCTAGGGCGGTGACTCGCTTTTCGAACCCGCGCTGTCTTCTTCGCTATCTTTTTTGGCTGCTTTGAGAACTGCTTGCCTTTCTTTGTGTCTTCCCGCTTCTTTCGGGAAGTGGCAGCGTACTCCTTGTCTGATAAAGCTTTTCGAGCCTTCTTCGGGAGATACCTTTCACCTGTCGCTTTGCTTCCTTGAGTTGAGTTTTTACCGGACTTTGTTCCCCATTCCTCTTTAGTCCACTTAGACAGCGACTTCTGGGCCTTTGTTTTGGGGCCCTTATAACCGCCACCTGACTTTTTGTAGCGCTGCGTCGCGATTTGCGCCTTACGGGCTGACCACTGGCCAGGTTTTCCGCCAGCTGAGCCCGCCTTAACCGACGCGACAATGCGTTTCCATTTAGGTTCGTCTGTTCTAGCCATCAGATCACCACTTCACGCGATTTGCCCAATAGGCCGCGCTCATTTTGCCCTTGGATATGTTCTTAGCGTGGCGTGCTTTGAAGCTGGCGCGCTTCTTACGCATTTTGTCGCCTTCCCCAGCCTTGGGTTTGCCCGCAGTCTTAGCCCCTTGCTCACCAAAACGTATGGTTTTGATCTTATCTCCCTCTTTAGCCACAACAATGTGCGATTTTTTCGGGTGATTAGGCGTCCGCTTCGGTTTGTTAAAGCCCGAGACACCTGCTCGGGCTAATCGTGGGTCTCTTTCGCTCGCCATTCAGGCTGCTCCTTACAAAATATCGCCGCGTAGGCGTCTTAGGGTGGCTTCAGGCAACGCTTCGAACTCTTCTTCGGTCATGTTGGAGACGTCTAGACCTTTCTCTCCATGAACCGAGGAGCTTTCACCTGGCAATTCAGGTGGTTGAGCTTCTGCGGCCTTCAGTTTTTTACTTACTTGCGCACGTTTCTTGGCAACTTCGTCTACAGACGGCGCTTTCCCAGCCAAACTCGGTGCGCTTTCTTCCGTTTGATCTAAATCGTGGTCTTTCACGACGTATTTGACGGCTTTTGACAGCGCATCTACTACGTCATAGCCGGTGGACATGAACGCATCGCGCAGTTCGAGGACCTCGTTCGTGTAATCCTCGTTGAACTCCGCTGAGTTACGGTCAAAAACGGGATACGCTTCTTCCATAGCGGTCGCTGCCTGCTGAAGCGCGTTCATTTGGCGGTCTTGGGTTACGGTTTGCGTCATTTCTTGGCGCATTTCGTACTCAAGCTGCTCGCGCTCCGCCTTTCTGATCTCGCGTCTCAGGGCTACGGCTTTCTCTGTCTCGCCGTCGAGCACCATGTTCTGGTATTCGACTTCTTTCTCATCGAAATCGTAGGCTTCGGGCGCTTCTTCAGCTTTTTCTTTGGCAGCATTTATCTCATCAAGCTGCTTCTGTAGGGCTTTCTGCTTTGCAAGCACCTCATCGAGGCGGGCTTTAGGAACCATTTTGCTTTTTGCCGCTTTCTTAGGCGCGGGAGTAGGTTCTTCCGGTGCTTCTTCGGCTTCTTCTACCTCCTCTTCGACAGCTGCTTCGGTTTCTTCGGCTTCATCTTCGGCCACGTCCTCTTCGGGATCTTCGGCTTCAGGTTCTTCTTCCGATTCTTCGGCTTCAGCGACAGTGGGTTCCTCTTCGACAACGGTCTCCGGTTCCTCTTCCTGTGTAAAACTAAGGTCAAGTGCAGGCGCGTCGTCCTCTTCAGAACGATCGGCCCCTGGCATTACGTCAAAGTCCAGTGACTTGTCTTCGGTTGCTTCGTCTTTGGTGCTCATCTCAAAGTCCTATTGGGTTGGTTGGGTTGGTCCAGCTGTACGCGTAGCGCTTCTACCTTGCTTCATAGCTTCCGCAGCTATCTTGGCTGCGGCGGTAGTCTCACTTTGCCCTTGGCGGATTTCGTTGGTGGCAGCAGAAAGCTCTCTGCGGAGGGCTAGCTGCTCTTGGTTCATCTGGAGCTTCGCTTGTAGCTCAGCCAGACGGGCTTGCGGATTCACTTCCGCTACTTCCTGTACCTTCGCGACGTTTACGGCCGCTTCGGTCTGGAGTTTTTCGACTTCAGCTTGGAGCTTCATGGTCTCCAGCTGCAGGTTTTGCATCGCCAGCATCTGCTGTTGCTGCATGACCTGTGCCTGTTCTGGTGTTGGCGGTTCTTGGCCGGTCATTTGACGTATACGTTTGGCCAGTTCTCCCTTCTTCACTAGATGGCTGTACTGAATGATTGCGTCGTCAGGTATTGCGACACCTGCTTGGCGTAAACTCAGTGCTTCTGCGAACTGAGTCTCGTCGAAGCTGTCCCGCGCAGGGGCAGTGGAGACAATTACGTCGTATTCACCCAGCGTTAGGTTGTTGATGATGTCTCCTTCGGGCGACATCGTGTTCAAAACCAGCGGTTCGCGCGGTTGCATCGGGTCTTCTTCGTTCGTGACCTGAATAACGCGCTCTTCAGTGTAAAAAGTCTGAATTAAGTTCAGAATTTTCTCTGCTAGGTACTGTCTGGACTTCGCTAAATTGTCTAAAGGCACCTGAATCATGATCGCGCCGCGATTCTGCTTCGCTTGGATAGCAATTCCAGACACTTCGGCGCTATCTGTACCCAACATTGAGTCGTTGATGCCCGAAATCGCCTGAATATTCGCTGCTGCTTTCAGCCCAATGCGGTCGAGGCCGGTCGGGATCTGGTTAGGTTGTATTTTTGCCGGTGGATTCGTCCCTCGGTTGTACTCAAGCACCAATCCAGTCTCTGCGCCGTGCTCTTCGAGGTCATCGGCCGTCATACCAACGAGCGATCCGCTCTCAACCATCCATCCGCTGTTCGCGGTGGTGTTCACGATGTGCAGTTCCTGGCTCGCGATCTTGTTCAGCTGCTCCTGTGGGGACAGCAAGTTGCGGATTGCGCCGAACGGGCGTCCTCTGCGGAAGTAGCAGAAGAACGGGACGATGGTCAGCTGGTCATAGGGAGACCAGTCGTCATGCAGAACCACCTGATCGCACGTAACAGTCCACCGAACCTTGCGGATGACCTTGGATATAAGCTCCATATCGTATTTCTTGGCGAATTTTTTACATTTCGCCTCGCCCCACTCGGAAGGGCACTGCCTTTGGTCGCCAGTCAATCGGTCGACGAAGAAAGATGCACGGTGCAGCTTCTTGTGCTGACGCTCCACGACGCGCAGCGCCTTAACGTTACGGTACTCCTCGTCCCCAGGGACGCCTGCGCCGAAGTAATCGTCGTTTGTTTCGGTGTCACCGAAGCGGGTTTCCTGATATTCGACCGAATCAGGGCCGAAGCTCATACCGTTCTCTGCAACGAACAGCAGACGCTCCGCCTTGTCCTCGCCGTACAACTCCTCGATCTCGTCCAGCGTCATCCACTTAGACTCAAACACCTCGTTCCAAGTCTTTGGGTTGGCGTCCTTCGCGTCTGGATCAATGAGGATGTCCAGCGGGTCTTTAGCCGTGATACGGATCTCGCCTTCAACGTGGTCACTAAAGTCCATGCGAACGTCAAAGTATCCGCGACCGTCCATAATCAGGCCGTCACTGAAGACCTGCTGCTCGACCCAGTCCAGCTTGTTGCTGTCAGCAATCTGCATGTACAGCTTGGACAGTGTGTGCGCTACTTCCTCGTCGCCACCGCGACGGGGCTTGAACTTAATGTCCGCACGGCGGGTCGACTGTTCGCCCAAAATTGTATTAATCGTAGGCAGAATCGTGTTGATCGTAAGGGCGGGGCGTCCTTCGTTCTCAAGCATCGCCTGATCATCTGGGTCCCATTGGTCCCCTTGGTAGTACTCATCACACTTGAGCGCCATCTCCACGTAGTCGAGGTGGCCGTTATCCCGAGCGCGTTCGTAACGCGCCCATTGGGTGCGTGTAATCTCTTCTTCCTTTGCAGGGTCAATCTTTCGTGTCTTAGCCATCGTTATGCGCTCATTGCTGATTTGTTGCGTTCACCCTTGAGTAATCCAGGGAGCCGGTCTCTCCAGCTTGGGATGTGTTCAATCTTCTCTACGAAGGTGCTGAACTCGGTCATCATCAGACCAATCCAAGCCAAGGCATCTACTTGGTCGTCGTGGACCCCATTCGGGAAGCGCAGGAGTTCTGCGACTAATGGGCCAGTAAATTCCTCATCTCTGGGCAGGAAGACCATGCCCTGTTGCATCCGGCCTTGGATTGCTCTGGCGCGCGCTTCTTTGTCCCTGCGGCCAGTTTTCAAATCTTTGAAGTACGCCTCGTAGAGCCCGCGCTCACGAACGCGCTTTTCGAGGAACGGCCCGAGGGCCATCTCGATGTGTCCTTTCTCAATCCCGATAATCGACGGCTTCCACGACTCGTACAGATCGAGGATCTGCTCAACCAGTTCGAAACCGTCAAACCGTCCGCGCACCATGTCCATCACGAACATCTGGTCGTACTCGTCGACCCCAACGACGATCCCGACTGTGTAGTCGTTCCGGTCGTTCTTACCGATCGCCAAGTCCCACGCGCAGTAGTAACGCATGCGATCTTCGTCCACCTCGTCGCGGTCGTAGTACTGGATCATGTCTCTGGTGAAGTAGTCACCGTCATCAGCTACGGGGTTCTGCTGATACAGTGCTGACCAGTCTCTGGGCCCGACAGCTTTCTCGATCCGCGCGAGCGCGTCCTCGTCGTACCGTTCGCGGTGCAGGGCTTCACCTTGCTGCCGAAACTCCTCGTCCACCTCCGCTCT